GAAAACTAAAGAAAAAAAACAATATTCTGCTGAAACTATTAAAAGGTTAGAAGCTTATCAAGATTACAAAAAAGAGTTTCATACCAAATGGGGCGATCAACACAGATTAGATAGATTGGTTGGTGTGGACTTTAGGGTTAAGTTTATGAAAGCAGAGCAATTATTTAAAGCATCAGCACTTGAAAGGAATGATGTAAAAACAGTCAAAATGATTGATATGATGTATCGAGCATATGCAGCTTTAGAAGAAGAGATGCAAACTCTGGGCTATAAACCACTTGAACCCCACATACGCTGTTTTGATTGGGATGGAGTTATTTGGTATGTTACAGACTTAGATTATGAAGTTCCAAGAGCAATGCAACGATATAAGCATGAGGGTAAAGCTAATTTTATTAGCATACAAGAGCTGCTTAGATGTGTTCCAAAAGAACTGATGGATATGCGACTTGAATTAGCAATAATGTTTGAGGGCAGTAAGTTTGTGAGGATAGAGAAGAAATGATTACACTATGGCTTATACCAGTATTTATTATTCTTTGGGGCTTAACCTTTTACTACATGACAGAGGATGATGATGAGTAAGGGTAGCAAGCGTAGACCAGAGAAGGGAACACAATACCAAGACAACTGGGAAAAGATATTTAACAAAAAGAAAAGGAAAAAAGATGCCAATAAAGATAAGCAAATCACAAAAGGTTAGAGACAGACAAACAGGCAGGGTGAGCACCACTCATTATTATGCTAAGTGCACTAGCACCAAAGAGTTGAAGGATATGATTGATAACCCATCAACTAAACCTAAGATCAAGCAGAAATGTAGAAATGAATTAATAAGGAGAATGAAATGAATAAAGTTATGTTGCAAAAGGTTATTAACTATCCTGATTTAAAAAACAACCCAAAGAAAAAAGATAAAGATTTTCGTATGGAAATTTTTAACGATATTACACCAGAAAACGCCAAAGACATTGATGAAAAACTAACGCTCATGGTTAAGGAACTTGGAGATGATATACAAACATCTTCTAAGTTTTTTATAACCTCTAATTTAAATAATTTTGTTATTGAAAATTGTAAACTAATTTTGCAGTCAGAAAAAATACAACAAGAATTTAAACTACCATTTGATAAGCCTTTGTTATTGCAAAACGAATCTTACAACAACTTTACTGTATTAATAAGACCAATATTTAATGAGCTGGAAGATAGTCATTTTTGTGCTGAATTTTTTCAAAAAGATGAAAACAATAAAATATGCTTAAATGGTGCTGCATTAGCTTTTAATAAAAATATTTTTAATAACAATAAACCAGCTTATAACAATTTTAAAAGTTTATATCTTTCTAATAATTTTGTTCCAAGCGAACAATGGGAGCACAATAGAGCACAACTCGTTACTGTTACTATATTAAGTTATTTATGCTCAACAAGTTTACAGGATGATTTAAATATTTTTGAAACAAAAAATATAAAAGGTCTTAAGGGAATTAAAACCAATACAAGAGAATATTCTTATAGAAATTTTTTATCTAAGCCAATGTATGAGCACAAGATTTTAAATTTAAACATAGGAATACCTAATGAGAACATATCTAAAAACAATAAATCAAATGGGTATAAAAAAAGATTGCATGAGGTCAGAGGGCATTTGAGAAAACTTAAAACTGGAAAAATATGTTGGGTTACAAACCACAAAAGAGGAGATAGCAGTCTAGGAATAATAACCAAAGATTACAATTTAGATTATAGGAGAATGAAATGAGCAAAGATATGGTAAACCATCCACCACATTACAATCACAATGAGGGTGGCTTAGAATGTATTGACTATATCAAGCAACAGCTTGGTGCTTCATTCCCTTCCTATCTGGAAGGTAGCATCATAAAATATATACACAGGCACAAATATAAGGATGCCAACATACAGGACTTAGAGAAAGCCCAGTGGTATCTGAACAAGCTCATAGAGCACTACAAAAACTTATGAATATAGATAAAGATAAATTGAAAAAGAAAATAGAACAGGGTAAGTCATCACATGACATAGCCATGCAGTATGACGTACACCCATCAACAATCAGACGTAAAGCTAAAGAGTTAGGACTTAAGTTTGAAGCTAAGTCTCATTGGAGAAAGAAATGACAATCACAGTTCAGATAAAATCTAATGAGAAAGAACTTAAAAAGAAGATGGGATTATTCCAAAGAAAGAAACTACCTGAAGCAACTGCTAATGCTTTAAATCAGATAGGTGCAAAAGTTGTTAATGCAGAGAGAGCACAGATACAAAAGAGATTAGACAGACCCACACCATTTACCATTAAGTCTGTAGATATGCCACAAAAGTTTAGAGCCAAGCCTAAAGATTTATCTGCATTGATATTTATTAAAAGCATTGCACAAGATTATCTTAGGTATGTTTATCAGGGTGGAATTGAAAGACCTAAGAAGGCAAAGATATTTGCACCTGTTACATCTGCTGGTGGTGAGAGACTTAACAGATATGGAAACATCATAGGTCTTAGGGGCAAGAAGATTGATAACAGAAAAGATTTGTTTTTAAATAATAATGCTCTATGGAAGAGAGAGGGAGATGGTGGACTAAAGCTAATAGCTGTTGCTAAGAACTTTATCAAGCATAGGAAACTACTAGACTTTTTCAAAATTGGTATAGGTGTTATCAAAAAGAATTATGAAAAAGAATTAGACAAACAAATAAAAAAAGCGATCAGAAGATGATGCTTGCAAACCCTTTATATACAAGGCTTCCAGCCACACCCCCCATGTCTAGGTTCTTTGACAGCCCTAAAATGCATGAGGGTTGCGAGTTTTTTTATTTTTTAGATCGAGCAAATCTCAATCAAACTTATTTTTTACAAAATGGCTACACAGGTTGAGTTAGCAAAACATCTGGGAATGACACCCCAATCAGTTTCTGAGCTGGTAAAAAATGGCGTGTTTACAATTAAAAAAGGCAGGTCTCCTGTTGATATAGATGTTTGTAGAATTGAATACATTAATCACTTAAGAAAAAACGCCAATCATTTCAAGAAAAGTGGATCAAGTGGAGATATAGTTGAGGAGTCAACCAGACTTAAGAAATTCCAAGCAGACAAAGCAGAGCTAGAAGTTAATCAGCTTGAAGCTAAACTAATACCAGCAGGGTTGGTCAAAAGCACTTGGAATGATTTTGTTGCTAACGCTAAGGCAAAGCTGCTAAATGTGCCAACCAATCTTGCACATCAAGTTTTGGCAGTTGAGAATTTCAGCGAAGCAGAAGATTTAATTAAAAAAAGTATTTATGAAGCGTTAGAGGAGTTATCTGGAGATGGATTACCAAAAGAATATGCAGAGCGTACTAGAACAAGTACAAAGTCTGTGGAAACCACCAACTGATTTAAAGATATCGGAATGGGCTGACGAATACAGGTATCTATCGCCTGAGTCATCTGCTGTGAGTGGAAAATATAGAACTGACTATGCACCCTATCAAAAAGAAATCATGGATGTGTTCAATGATCCAAACATAGAACGTATTGTCTGGCAAAAGAGTGCACAGGTTGGTGCAACGGAGGTGCTGAACAATGTGGTTGGTTATTACATACATATGCAGCCATCACCAATACTTATAATGCAGCCTTCTTTGCAAATGGCTCAGGCATACAGCAAAGAGAAATTGGCGAATATGCTAAGAGATACTCCAGTTCTCAGAGATAGGATCAACGAGCCAAAATCAAAAGATAGTTCCAACACAGTTTTATCTAAAAAGTTCGAAGGTGGCACTACATTAAACATGGTGGGCTCTAATTCTGCTGCATCATTAGCTAGCAGAAGTGTGCGTATTTTGTGCGTCGATGAAGTAGATAGGATGGAAGCTAGCGTAGGTAGCGAAGGAGACCCAGTTCTTTTGGCTTCCAAGCGTACCCAGACCTTCTTTAATCGCAAGATTTATTTATGCAGCACCCCAACAGTTAAGGGGATTTCAAGAATTGAAGCTGCTTTTGAGGAAAGCGATCAGCGTTATTACTATGTTCCATGCCCAGAGTGCAACCATATGCAAACGCTCAAGTGGTCAAATGTGGTTTGGGAAGAAGATAAGCCAGAGACTGCAATCTATACTTGCGAGAATGGTTGTATTATCAATGAATCGAAGAAATATTGGATGTTAAAGAATGGAGAATGGCGAGCAACAAAAGAAACAAAGAAAATAGCAGGCTTTCACTTAAATGAAATCTATTCTGTGTTTAGTAGCTGGGGATCAATGGCTGAAAACTTTTTAGAAGCTAGAAAACAACCAGAGATGTTAAAAACATTTATCAATACATCTTTAGCTGAAACATGGCAGCCAGAACCTGAAGAAGTTGTAGAAGCTGAAGGCTTAATGTCAAGAAGAGAGAGTTATGATCTTGATTCTATACCAGATGAAGCTTTGGTCTTGACCTGTGGCATTGATATTCAGAAAAACAGGATCGAATGTCAGGTTGTAGCCTTTTCACATAACTATGAGATGTGGGTTGTTGATTATAAAATCATTTATGGCAGCACTGGGCAGATGAATGTATGGAATGATTTGGATAAATACCTACAAACTAAGTTTAAGACACATTCTGGAAGGCATATGACCATCGCCTGCACAACAATTGACTCAGGATTCCAGACACAAATGGT